GTCCAGCGTTGGTGTTCATAGATCCTTCATCACCATGGACTAAGACCCAGCCTTTGTGGAATTCAAATGGCTTTTTATGGAATCGGATGCCGAGTCCTGCGAAGTCCATAAACTTGGCGTACTCAAGCTCTGGCAACCCAATGAGGCTAGGTGCTCGTAGTAACGTATGGTAGAGCCTGTCTGTGTGATTGCTGCGAGTGACATCTGTTGTGCCGAGGTCATAGAGAATATTCTGAGCAAGGCTTCTGTCAGCATCTAACGTCCCCTCCCACTCTAACTTAGTACCCTGTGCCCACTTGCTTTGTGACTGCATATCTAGTTCATCACCTGTGTTCAACACAAGGTCGAACTTTTCACGCTTTACTAACTTGATTAGATTTTTAACGGCTGCCTCATGGTGATAGGGGATCTGTAAATCCGAGATAACCAGATAGCGTTTTTTAATCATCGTCCTCATCTTCGTAATCGCCGAACTTCTCTGGATCGACTGGGTCTGGCAAGATCCAACCAGGATATGACTGAGGCTCGGTAATCATGAACATGGCTATGTCTTCCTTAAAGCCTGCTCTTTTAAGGCTGCAAAAGTATTCATAAAGCCCAATGCAATAAGCATCTAACTTAGAGTAACCCTGCTCCTCTAGTGCCTTTGTCGCTTTTCTTGCCATGGTAAATTATCGGTCTAGGAGTAGGTTATAGATCTCATCAACACGCCCATTAAGTCTTTTAATTTCAGACAACAGGTGTGTTATGACAAAGCCAGATAGACCACCCAGCGTAGCTAGTGTGGCAAGGTAAAGAGTGAAGAAGTCGGTCTGTGTCACTTCTTCATGCCCAGTGCAGGATCATTGACATTAAGGTAACGCAACACTGGAGGCAGGATAGATGCAACACCAGCTGCGATAAGTGCCTTAGGGTCTGTGACCCCTGCTGCTGCCATTGAGATTACTGCTACTAGAAAGGCTCTAGCCCATGATCCTGCTGCTGTCTTTAGTTCATTCATTACTTGCTCCTAACATAGGTATCTGAAAAAAAGCCCCATCATTATCAGCCTTTTTCGTAAAGCTGACATGCATGTGCTTAGTGTGTTTGTTAGCCCCTGTGTATGTGCGCCATTTCCAGTTAAGGATTTGGGAACAGATAAGTCCATCGAAAATGATGTAACTAATACGCTTGTCTGCTTTTGACTTTGATAAGAGTCGAAGCTGATCTGCAAGATCGCCCATGATGTCTGGCTTCGATCCTTTATGTAGGTCACGGTCGATATCGAGGGCACGTACCCAGCCTTGCTCATCTGGATTATGATCAGACTTGCGAGCAGCGTGTCGGGTATCACCGATCCAGCCATCCGATGTGCGGTCACGATCTGGGAATGAGTCATCAAACTGTTCCCGAAGTTGGATCGCTGCTTTACTTAGCTGCGGCTTCATTGGCTTTTAATTCTTCATAAGTAGATTTAAGCATTGAGGTGAACTCCCCATTGCCTCGGTCAATAATTGCGTGTTCTACGCCTTCTACTTCAATAAAGGTTACTTTATCCATTTTTATAACTCCGCTCCGAATGCAAGATAAGATGTGCCTGTTGCACCTTGCATAAAGTAAGTTCTATATTGTGTTAATCCGCTACCATATGTGACAACAATATGTGAAGCCACAGGCGTTGCCCCACCTAAAGTAATTACGCCACCAGATGCAAGCGTCACGCCATCTGAAACATTAACATTTGAGTATTCCACTGTTGGAGGGCTTGTGCGCATTGTTACAGGGTTAGGTATAGTTATTTCAGCAGCTGTTGTGGATTTTGCTAATCCAGTACCGGGAAAATAAATATAATTCTCTGTTGTGGTCGCTCGCCAGTAATACCGCTGGCATAGTGCCAATTCGCCTTGGATTGTACCGCTTGCAGTTTCAAATGGAGTTGCCTTTGATCCGTATTCTAATTGGACGCCCCAAATGTCTAAAGCATTGTTAATGGTTGCTCCGACAAAGTTTACTTGCAGGTAACTTGAAGTGCCGATTGTTTTTCCAGTGATAGAAGTTACAGTGCCACTTAGTGTGTAGCGAGTCCAAGAAGTTGTGATTGCCTGAGTCCCTGTTATTGCAGTGACTTGAGAGGAACCTCCTGAACCAAAGTTTTGATTGACATAGGTGGTAATTGTTTGAGCTGAGTTTGACTTTGCCCAATAAGACAAAGTGACTGGTTGTCCGGCAAAAGTACGGACATCTTCAATGCGCTGTTCAATGTTAATACCTGTGTTAGTGGCAGTAGCTCTTAAAAAATATTGAGATTCATAACCTGCCACTGGAGCAGTACCGACTGTGAAAGATTGCTGTGAGACAGTTTGACTTGCTCCGCTGTAACTATACCCTTGCCATCTATCGGCTGTATAAAACAAAGTTGCAGCATTAAAAGAAGTGCCACGCTGCCAGATACCAAAGTCTCCGTTAATGATCTTATTCTTGCCTGCCTGACCAAAGCCAATATTCCAAACTGAAGCGTCAATGGCATCGCCCAGAATGCGAATATCCTGTGCGCCATTCTTAACAAGGCTAGTGTTATCCGGCTCAGCCCAGCCATAGTTAGTCGTAGTTGCCATTAGTTAATTCTCCAGTCGGGATGATTGAGTAATTGTATCATTGAGGTTTCTTAGATCGGTGGAATTGAGAAGTCTGTCGCTGAGACATACAGGGTCATATCGACATAGGTAGGGGTGGCATTTACAGCTATGTTTTCGACAAAGCCAGTAAAGGTTCCCCCAAGCAGGTTGCTGGGTAGATTGTTAATAGACACAGGCTCATTACAAAAAACCGTAATAAGATCATCCAGAATTGCGCTAGGTAGTTGTGGGTTATCTAAGCGAAAGCGAATTGCACCTAGTGAGCCTCTAGGATCTCTGCGTAAATCAAGCTCTCTAACAGCAATTTGTTGCATATCTGTAGTGTTAAGAATGTTGGATTCTGTTGATTTCTCAAACAGCCCATAACTTGCTATTGAAGCAGTGTCTGTCAAGGTTAGAAGCGTTGCGTAACCTGTAGAGTATTTATAGATAAGGCTGTTGCGTAGTCGAGCCGTCTGGGTCTGAGACTGGATACTGCTAGGAGTTGCATAATCTGCATTAAGGGCTGTGTAGCCATTAGCAAGGAGATAGTTCTCGCGATGGTCTGCATCGGCATAATAGACTAAGCCGTCTGGACCTTCTGAAATAATGCCTAGTCCGCTATTGGCTATCTGATCTACTAGGGTCTGGCTCTTAGCCGAGGCAGATGCGTTGATCTGGATCATGTCAAACTCGCCTTGGTCAATCTGACCCAGAGAGTTTTCTGCTTGATTCCATGTAACTGTCGCTGGGTAGGTAGCCCACGTAACAGTCGCGTTTACTTCATCCCATGTACCAGCTAGAGCTGCATCTAAAATAACTGCGATCTGTTCGCCATCTCTTGCAGAAGCAATGGCTGTGTTATAAACCGCTTTGGTAAGTTTAGATAGTGGACCAATACCTAAGATAGTGCCAGTGGTGACAAAGCCTGTCTCGTCTGGGCTTCTAACCCCGATATTAAAGTCTGAAACTGTGCCTGCAAAGACTTGCTTATAAACCCCTGCTGAGTTCTTTAGCTCTAAAGTGATTGGCTCAGTAATGTTGATCGTAAAAGCTGAGTTATCGGCATTGACTATCTGGACTTGGCAATAACCTGCTGTGGCTTGGCGATCTATGTCTAAGCGACCAGTTGCATAGGAAACAGAGGTAACAGTCGTATAGACATCATCACCTACTGTTATTCGCCATTCTGGAAGCCAAGTCATTAGGCTACTCTCAGTGTGCCACGCTGTGCTGCATCTGTAAGCACTTGGTCGATAGCTTCAGCGATAGCGTTTGGATCACCGATACCAGTGTTCACAATAATTGTGTTACCGCCACCACTCATAGCAGACCCCGGAAAGCCGCTAGAAGCATAGTTGCCTGCTGTAGATGAATAGCCTCCACCACCGACTACAGGCACGAAACTGCCAGCAGCTAGTGCATCAAGGAGTGAAGGAGTGCCAGTGGTTGTGCTGGCTACTGCTGAGGTGCTAGTGGCTGTGCCGCCACCAATCATCTTTAACTTAGCGATAGCAGCATCAAGGTTGGCTAGGTTAATTAAATCCTTTGGAAGGATTGAGTCAAGGATGGACTTAATGTCTCTTAGTTTAAGATCCTGATTAGTAAGCACTCCAAGGATTTTAAGGTCTGCATTGAGTTTAGCCGTTGCATTAGCGATTGCTGCAACATCATTGGACTTGATTGCTTCTTCTAATTCCAGAATAGATTGCTTAACCTCTAGGCGAGCAAGGTCGTTAGTAATCTGTAATAGTTGTGCTTGACTAGTCACTTTGCCTAGTTGCTCGGCTGCATTCTTCTCAGCTGCGGCTAACTGGATCTTTTCCATGTCGAAGACATTAGATCCCTTGCCTAGGGCTAGGTTAGCCTTGTCAATGGCTGCCTTTAACTGCTTGGCTTTGAGTTGCTTTAATTCTTCTGCTGTGAGTTTCTTGCTAGATGCAAGAGTTGCAGCAGTGTAGTTAGCCTCTAACTCTGCTAAGTGTGCCAGCCCTGCTGCTGGATCGTTAGCCGAGCCTTTGTTTGCACCTTTAGCAAGGCTTCTTAAATATGGGATCATGGTGAACTTGAACAATTTGTCAATGTCAAAGATTGCGCCTGCGCCGCCAAACGGAAGATTACCAATTCCTTTTATTTGATCTATAAGTATGGCTAAGCCTTGAATGGACTCCGATATAGCCGTAGCGAAGTCCTCCATACCTACTGCTAGTTCATCGACTGTAGAGTCCTCGCCTAGTATTTTTAGCGATTCAATAATACCTTTACCGATGATCTCCTGAACGTTGGCAGATGCAACAGATAACTTGTCCATTGAACCTTGGAAAGTATTAGCCGAGGCAGTAGCAGCCCCAGCAAAGGTTGTGGATAGTTGATTCATTACCTC